TTAGATATTATAGCGTAGTAAATGATGGTCGTGTAGTCTCGGATAATAAACACACATATGGTGGTTATAAACCATTCTATCGTTCTATTATTGGGGCACCTGTCAATGACAATGAATTTAGAGGAATATAAGTATGGCATTACCTAAAAAAATAAAAAATTATTTACCGTTAACCCCTGAAAAAGTTGGTCGAGAAAGAAGACAACAGATGTTGGATGACATAACTGATCATGGTACGTTTTTACCTAAAGGTGTTTTACATGCAGATTTAGATAGGGGTATGTTAGATTTTGTTAAAGATATTCTACAATTAGTTGTAGATGAAAAAACGGTACCAACAATAGATAAAATAATAACAAACCAAAACTGGTCACAATTTGTTGAGTCTTGGAATTTTCAAGATTTAGATAGTAATGTTTCATTACCATTTATTGCGACGGTAAGAATGCCAGAAGTTAAATATGGAACATTTCAAGGAGGTGCTGCAAATATACCTAATAGAAGACAATTCTTTTATTATACCGTACCAACATGGGACGGACAAAGAAAAGGTGCTGATGTTTATAAAATACCACAACCAATCCCCGTTGATATAACATTTAATATAAAATTATTCTGTAATAGGATGAGAGAGTTAAATGAGTTCAATAAGATTGTTATGCAGACTTTCACATCAAAACAGGCATATACACAAATTAAAGGACACTTTATTCCAATAACTTTGGATAGTGTTGCTGATGAATCAGCAAAAGATTTAGAAAAAAGAAAATATTATATTGCAAATTATACTTTTGTCATGAAAGGGTTATTAATTGATGAAGAAGAGTTTCAAATTTCACCAGCAATTACAAGACAGGTAACTATGTTTGAAGTGGACACAAAAACAAGAGGAAGAAAAGTTACACCACAACCACCAAGACCAAATAGTTTTGATTTAGATTTAACTTTTGTTAGTGGGGTAACACAATTAAGTGAGGTTTTTAGGTATACCGCAGATTTAAAAGTTACTGAACAACAAAACCTAACTAATTGTTATAATGCAACTTACACCGCAATTACAAATACAAATTTAACTTATACAAATTGTTCTGGTGCCGTAGTAACATCTGCATTAACAATAGGTAATACAAATACGATATGTGTTAAAGGGGGTACCGTACCATCTTTTTCAAATGCGACAGGTGCCACGTACAACACTGGTTTATCTTGTGGTACAGGTTATTCGGTTTATATTAATGGTAACTATGTTGGGGATGATTTAGAATTAATACAAATAAATGATGGTGACACTTTATCGGTAACGGTATATAAAAATGATAACACAAAAACTTCAACAATAAAAACAACTGCGTACTTGGTTTAACTATTCGCCGTATAAGTCTTTTTTCTTTTCACAATTTTTTTTAATAAGATTTTCTAAAAACTTGTACATTTTAAGTCCGTTATCTTCACAATACTTTTTTAATAGTTCGTGGCTTTCTTCAGATATTTTTAAGTTTTTTATTTTTTTCATAGTGTAAAATTATATAGGCAGAAAAAAGGTAGAATTTTTTCTTACCTTTTGATAAATATTACGCTAGGGGAAAGTTTTTTGTGTTTTAACAAGGTATTTATATAATAAAATAAAATTTTAAATACTAATTAAAACATGGCATCATCTAACAAAGTTTTTGTTTCACCGGGAGTTTATACATCCGAAAGAGACTTAACGTTTGTTGCACAGAGTGTGGGTGTAACAACATTGGGAGTTGTAGGGGAAACACTACAAGGACCGGCTTTCGAACCAATTTTTATTACAAATTTTGACGAGTTCCAAGTCTATTTTGGAGGAACTAGTCCTGAAAAATTTGTAAACACACAAATACCTAAATATGAATTAGGATATATTTCTAAAGCATATTTACAACAATCAAATCAATTGTTTGTTACAAGAGTACTTGGATTGTCAGGTTACGATGCGGGACCATCTTGGTCTATTACAACAATAGCGAATGTTAATCCGTCCACTATTGCGGCTACAGGTAATACTGGTCCTGTTTATGTTTTATTTACGGGAACAACAGGTACAAGTGCAAACGTAACACTTACTAGTGTGGACTCATCATTAAATGTTAATGGTAATTTTTATAATACTTATACGGAATTTAATGGAGGAACATCAACAATCAATGATGATTTAACAACATATTTATCTAACCAAATTAATTTGGCTGGTACAGCAGGAACAGGAACAACCTCAACTTTTTGGGGTATTGTTAGTGGTGGAACATTTAATCTTATCACAGGTGGGTCTGTAAATACAGTGACTGCCTTCACTGAAAACTTTGGTGTTACATCGGCAAGTGGCGGAACATTAAACCCAACAACTAGTTCAACTATTGGTCTTAATGATGCTTGGTTCTATGGCTTATTTAATTACCAAAACGTAGCAACTAATTATTATTATGGACAAGGTTTTGGTTGTTCGTTAGGGTCTTTATCAGGTGCCGGTGGCAACTACTCAGGTTCTGCTAAATTTTACATTACTAACTATTCAGGTACACCTTACACGGCATACGACGAATTAGTAGTAGCAACATTAAGATCTAGAGGTATAACAAATTACAACTCAACACAACACGGACCGAGTTATGAAGTTACAGGTTTAACTGATGTTAATATGATTTGTACAGGAGCATATTCAGCGGTCACTAAAAACCCATTCTCACCATTCTCAATTTCAGGTGTTAGTTACGATGGGGATGTTTTTGAATTTGAGACATCAATGCAATCTACAGATACAAAATTCATTAGAAAAGTGTTTGGTGGAAGTAACTTTGGTAAAAACAGAACAGAAGTTCCATTATTTGTTGAAGAAACATACTCAAGTTTATTATTAACTGGATACCGAGCGGGCCAAATTAGAGGTTTAAATTGTAATTTAATTGAATTAGACAGTGCAGAATCATTAGATACCGATTCAATTGGTTTTTACTTAGAACAATATCAAACACCTGAAACACCATATATGGTTTCAGAACTTAGAGGTAACACAGTTTACAAATTATTTAAATTTGTTCTTATCTCTGATGGTAATAATGCTAACACACAAGTTAAAATGTCTATTGGTAATATTTCATTTAATAATGGAACATTTGATGTGTTTATTCGTGATTTCTTTGATAATGACCAAAATGTAAGAGTTATTGAAAGTTTCACAAATTGTTCTATGGATCCAACCAATAACAATTATGTGGCTAATAAAATTGGTACATCAAACGGTGAATATCAAGTTAAATCTAAATACGTAATGTTAGAGATGAACGATGAGGCACCAATTGACGCATTACCTTGTGGATTTGAAGGATACATTTCAAGAGAATACGCAAACGCAACTCCACCATATGTAAATTATAAAACTAAGTATTACACGGCAGGTGAAACTATTTATAACCCACCTTTTGGTTCATCTAACGGTGGTGATAACCCAGTTATATCAAGTGGTGAAAATGTAAGAAAGGCGTATTTAGGTATTTCTAATATTACAGGTTTTGATTACGACTTCTTCCAATACAAAGGAAAACAATTACCTGCTAACATTGCGACTGATACTACAGGTATGGCTTGGGGTTATTTAACTAAAGGGTTCCACATGGATAGTGGAGCAACAGTTGTAACAATCACTAATGGTTATGCGACATCAGGACAATCAGCATTTGAAGTTGGTGTTGGGTCATTTAATTCTGAACCAACAGATAGTGAAAATCCTTACTACAGATTGAATACTCGTAAATTCACAGTACTCGCTTACGGTGGATTTGACGGATGGGATATCTATAGAGAATATAGAACAAATGCTGACACATTCGCATTAGGTCAAACAGGGTTTAAAAACGGAGCGGCAGCATCAGTAACATACCCAACCGCCACAGGATGGGGAGCATTCAAACAGATTTCAGGACCTAACCAAGAAACTTGGGCGAATACTGACTACTACGCATACAAATGGGGTCAGTCAACTTTTGCAAACCCTGAAGCAACAAACATTAATATATTTGCAACACCAGGTATTGATTATGTGAATAACTCAAACTTGGTTGAAGATGCTATTGATATGATTGAATCAGATAGAGCAGACTCAATCTACATTACAACAACACCTGACTTTAATTTATTCTTACCTTCATTTCAAGATATTGAAGAAGGTTTAATTTATCCTCAAGAAGTTGTTGATAATTTAGAAAATACTGGAATTGACTCTAACTACACAGCAACTTACTACCCTTGGGTATTAACGAGAGACTCGGTTAACAACACACAAATCTATATTCCACCAACATCTGAAGTTGTTAAGAATTTGGCTTTGACTGATAACATCGCATTCCCTTGGTTCGCATCTGCAGGTTACACAAGAGGTTTAGTAAATGCAATTAGAGCAAGACGTAAGTTAACACAAGACGATAGAGATACTTTATACAAGGGTAGAATTAACCCAATCGCAACCTTCTCTGATGTTGGTACAGTGATTTGGGGTAACAAAACAATGCAAATTAAAGAATCTGCACTTGACAGAATCAACGTTAGAAGATTGTTATTACAAGCTCGTAAGTTGATTTCAGCGGTAGCCGTGAGATTATTGTTTGAACAAAACGATAACAAAGTTAGACAAGACTTCTTGGATTCTGTTAACCCAATTTTGGATTCAATCAGAAGAGATAGAGGTTTAATTGACTTCCGTGTAACGGTTTCAAACACCCCTGAAGATTTAGATTCAAACACTTTAACAGGTAAAATCTTCTTAAAACCAACAAGAGCGTTAGAATATATAGACATCGAGTTTGTGATTACACCGACTGGAGCATCTTTTGATGACGTATAATAAAAAACAATAAAAAAATAGAGTGGGGGGTAGAAATATCCCCCATTATATATTTATAGAAAAAGAAAACCATGAAAATCGAAAAAAAATTAATCAAAGAATCTTTAGGGTACGCCCAACAAGGTAAAAAAACGTTTTCTAATGAAAAACAAAACATTATCATTACTGAATCTCAGTTAGAAAAATTATTAGAAAAACTTAAAAAGTAATGAACATTAGAAAACACGTTTTTAATTATCTTAACAAGGGTAATTTAAATGAAGGTTTCACAGATGAGGGTAGACCTGATACAAAATATTATGCGTTCGATTGGGACGATAATCTTTTGTTTATGCCTACCTCAATTATTTTATTGTCCGATAAAGACGATGAGGTCCCAATGTCTACTGAAGACTTTGCTGAGCACAGACAACAGATAGGTAAAG